TGAAGAAGCTGTACGCAATAGCCAACGACTTTATCAGTCTGACGCGGACCAAGTCCGAGCCCAAGCCGACAAGTCCAAATACACCGTCGAAATCTGGGCAGCCGAATGGTGCCCAAGATGCCCCGCCTACAAACGACGAGCCGTTCCGACTCTACTGAAGCTCGGCTACACCGTAACGATCAAGGACTGGGACGCGGACGCGAAGGACCGGCCGGAGAACATGAGAGCAGTGCCGTCGGTGCGTGTGTACTACAAGGGCACATTCCTCCGTATGTGGGTCGCACCGCCCGCGTTGGCAATTGACTTTTACGTCGAACAGCGAATGTCCCTCAAGGAAAGCACGCGATAATGAAAGACACCCACAAGGAATACCGCGTCGGACAACTAGTTGTCGGAGCCACTGCTGTGAAAATTCCGATGGCGGTACTATCCAACAGCAACCAGCGCGGCGTCCTTATCAAAGCCTACGGTGCCAACGACACGGCACTCAACACTGTCCCGGTGTTCCTCGGTAACGCCCAGGTGACAGTGGACGATGGGTTCCCTTTGGGTCCCGGAGAGTCGGCGACCCTCCCCGTCACGGGTGAGGATGAACTGTACGCCGTGGCCTCCGCAGCTTCACAGAAAATAGCCTGGGTCATAGTATGAAGTTTGGGATGGGTAACTCGATGTCCTTTGACTGGGGCTTGACTCAAGGTACGCTTGCGTCGGAGGGCGCTCGAATGGCCTTCCTCTCCACTTGGAACACCTCTCAACCCGGCACGTCAAACAACGTGCAAGTCACGCTGCCCTTAGATTCCACGGGCAATTACAATTTCATTGTCAACTGGGGCGACGGGAACGAGGACCTGATCACTGCGTATGATGACGCCGCCGTGACACACACCTACAGTTCGTCAGGAAACTATGTAGTCGACATAGTAGGCGAGATTCAAGGCTGGCATTTCAATGACGGTGGGGACTGTGAAAAACTGGAGGTAGTGTCAAAGTGGGGCGCTCTTCGCCCCGCCAACACCGGAAATCAATTCTTCGGCTGCGTCAATATGCTAGTCGACGCAGCAGCAGGTGTGCTGAATATCGCTGATGTGACAGATATGTCCCGAATGTTCCAAAGCTGTGCCAGCTTCAATCAGGACATTGGAAGCTGGAACACAGCTAACGTGACAGATATGAGTCTCATGTTCTCTGGTTGCAACGACTTCGATCAGGATATTGGAAGTTGGAACACAGCCAACGTGACGCTAATGAACTATATGTTCCGAGACTGCACCAACTTCGATCAGGCCCTCGGAACCTGGAACACAGGCAACGTGACGCAGATGAGCTATATGCTCCAAGACTGCGACAACTTCAATGGGGACATCGGAGGCTGGAACACAGGCAACGTGACAACCATGTACCGCATGTTCCAAGACTCCCCCACCTTCAATGGGGACATCGGAACCTGGAACACGGCCAACGTGACGGACATGAGCCTCATGTTCTCTGGTTGCACCGACTTCGATCAGGACCTTGGAAGCTGGAACACAGCCAACGTAACGCTAATGCCCTATCTGTTCCGAAACTGCACCAACTTCAATCAGGACCTTGGAAGCTGGAACACAGCCAACGTGACGAACACGTCCTTCATGTTCCAAAGCTGCACCAACTTCAATCAGGACCTTGGAAGCTGGAACACAGCCAACGTGACGACTATGGCCTCCATGTTCCGAAACTGCATCAACTTCAATCAGGACCTTGGAAGCTGGAACACAGCCAACGTGACGACTATGGCCTCCATGTTCTATATTTGTGTCGACTTCGATCAGGATATTGGAAGCTGGGATGTAGAAGCCTTGGAGTTCGCCGACAATATGTTTGACCTCGCCGCGATACCCACGGCCAACTATGACAGCCTTCTCATTGGCTGGGCCGCACAGACCGTAATAAGCGGCGTGAATTTCCACGGGGGCAACTCGGAGTATTCAGCGGGCGCCGCCACCACGGCACGCGCCAGTTTAGTCACGGACGGCTGGACAATAACAGACGGGGGTCAAGTACCATGATCACCAATATAGCCCCAAAGACCAACGATGTCTACTGGTTCATTGACCTTGGTGACACCATCATTTCAGGCGTAACAGAGCCGGGACAGTTGACCACCACAGATTTTGATAACATCGAACAAAATGAAGACACGAAAATCTTGGTCACCAGGCTGGAAGAAAAACAACACAAATTGAAAGAAGACGGGATTGGCTTTTGTCTCCGGGACGGCAAAGTGGTCTTTTCGCGCGAGCCTATTGATGCCTCGTCGCTGGACCCTTTCGACCTCAGTGAGATACTACAGGTTTGACACTTTTCTCCGTGTGCGGGCCTCGACGCCCGCGTTGGCAACTGACTTCTTTGTTGAGCAGCGAATGTCGCTGAAAGAAAGCACCTAATGTCGAAAAAGAAACCCCTCGTAATTACCAACGGCCAAATCGAACGCCTACAAAGTGGCGATCGCCTTGACCTGTCCAATAGTGCGACGAAGCAGAACGACACTGGCAACACGATCAACATCGCGACACCGGTTTACATGAGCGGGACCGTCAACGCGGTTATGGCACAAGCAGACGCGCAGAGCACCGTCCGAGTGGCGGGCCTCGCCGAAGCGACCACCCTCAACGGTGACCCGATCGAGGTGGTCTCCGACGGTGTGTTCGTCGCGACGACCGGCGAATGGGACGCAGTCACTGGGGATTCCGGCGGCCTGACGCCTGGCTCCGACTACTGGCTCAGCGCAGCGACAGCGGGCTTACTGACAACGACCGCCCCTGACACGGCCGGCAACTTCGTGCAGCGCGTCGGGCACGCCCTGTCGGCGACCGAACTTGAAATCGAAGTGGGGCAGCCGATCAAGCTATGAAGCAGCCCATCGTAATGCGGCGAGGTTTATTCCAGGCCGCAGGTGCGAAGCCTCTTCAGATCCTGTCGCTCAACTTCGGGGACTCCGAGCCGATAGTTGTCGACAGCCAAACAGTTGTCAAGTCCCGAACCCGCCACACGCTGGTGAGAGGGACATCGAGACGAGTCAGGATGATACAAGGCGGCGAGGAAGGCGACTTACTGCTGCTACAAGGCAGTGTCACCTTAGTGCCAGGTGGCAACATTGCTGCCAGGGTCGTACTGAAGATGGATCGAGTCACTCAACTCTTGTTCACAGGTGAATTTTGGACACTTTGCTCGTAGCTCTTCAGCATGCGGCGGCCGTCGGCGTGATCGCCTGCCTCATCAGTGAGAGCGACATCGCGGCGACCGTCCGCAACAAGATCGGCTGGCGAATCCTGTACTGCCCGATCTGCTTGGGCTTTTGGCTCGCCGCACCCACGATCATTTGCGGTCCTTTGCATTACCTGTTCGTTGTCGCCCTGTCGAACGTGTGGATGCTCGTCATCTTGAAGGTGTACGCAGAACTCGACGCTATTGGAGACGAAGACGCATGAAACTCAAGAAACTTCGCAGGAAAATCCGTAGGCAGGCCAAACGCGAGTTGCGAGCCGGCCGCATCACGCAACTGCAAGCCGACCAGTGTGAAGCCGTCACCGCCAACGACGTGACACTTCAAAAGCTCAACGAGCGGATCGAGAACGAAGTCAACCCGTGGAACCGGACCAACGGCCTCATCGGCTCGTCCTGGAAGAGTTGGCTCTCCAACGCCTGGGACTGGTTTGTCGCGAACTGGCCGGCGATCCTCAAAATCATCCTGAAAATCGCACCTTTACTGCTACTGGAGCCCAAACGTGAAGATTCCTAATCCTTGGCCGCACCAGGCACACATCCGCTTCAACGTCAACAACGGCGAGTGTACTGGCTCATGTGGCAGGGGGCCGGAGATCGAGGTCCCGGACACGGCTGTCGAAGTTCTTATTGAGCCGTGCGCCAGAGGCAGGTACAACTCCGAGACCCTCGCTCCCGGGCGTGTGTGGTCGAAAGAGTTTGGCATGCTTGATGTCGCAGACCACCTGAAGAAGGTGGAGATCAAGAAAGAGGAAGAGGCACTCAAGGTGCGGCAGGAAGCCGATCGACTTCGCATGCAGGACGAGGTAAAGGTCGTCGAAGCGCCCAGTAAAGCGGCGCGATATTTTGACGTGACGGAAGCCAAGAAGGAAGAGATCGACGTCACCCGAGCAGCGAGCGGACTGGCAAAAGTGACCAAGGCACCGAAACTCAAGAAGTAGAGACCCTATGGGCTCGATGCTGGCCGACTTTGGCGACGTGATCAAGACGGGACTTGTTTCTCGTACTTTGGGCACATGCAGTCGGTGGACAACAAAGCGTCGGGTCATGGGCGAGCCCATCAGCGGGCCCTACGGCTACAAGTACCACCCCTGGTGCCGAGAAGTTCACGACTCCAACGCCGGCTTCAACACGATCATGAAGGCGGCCCAGATGGGGTTGACCGAAGTCGCGATCAATGTGGCCTTTTTTACGGTAGATGTCTTGAAGCGAGACGTGCTGTACGTGCTGCCCACAGCACTCAATGCGTCAGACTTCAGCAAGTCAAGGTTCAACACCGCCCTACTACACAGCGACTACCTTGCCACTCTGTTCACTGACACGAACACGGTTGGCCTGAAGCAAGCCGGTGGCACAAACCTGTACATTCGCGGATCACGCGGCAACTCGAATCTGAAGTCGATACCTGTCTCTGTTCTGATTCTCGACGAAGCAGACGAGATGGATCAGCGATCCATTTGGCTCGCTCTCGAACGATTGTCAGGGCAGTTGCACAAGTTCGTGTTCAGTTTGAGCACACCGACGATCCCGAACTTCGGTATTCACAAACTGTACTTGCAAGGGACGCAGGAGCACTTCTACTTCAAGTGCCCGCGTTGCGGCCGGACCACCGAACTACTCTTCCCCGACTGCTTGGAGATTTGCGGCGAAGGAATAACCGACCCTGACATGCGGCGGTCATACCTGAAGTGCCTGGAATGCAAGAAGGAGATCAAGCACGAGGAGAAGCCTGAGTTCCTGGCTCCCGCCTACTGGGAGCCAACGGTAAACGTCGATGATGACCATCGTAGTTTCTACATCAACCAGATGTACAGCTACATGGTCAAGCCGTGGGAACTTGCCGCCGGCTACTTCCGGGGCATTGGCGACGAAGCGGCCATGGTTGAGTTTCACAACTCGAAGCAAGGCCTGCCCTACATTCCGGATGGCGGACAAGTGACTGACGGCGAGATCGAGAACGCAGTCAAGCCATATTTCAAGGAGAACCAGCGACCCGACATCGGCACCGATCGTTGCATTGTCATGGGCGTCGACCAAGGCAAGATGAACAACATCGTTGTGGTCGAGCACTTGCTGGGTGGCGGGGGCATCGACTTGAATGCGTCGTCCCACGCGAAGATTCTCTGGGAAGGCAAACTGCCCGGAGACGACTTTACGACACTGGACCCGCTCATGCGGGAGTGGCAAGTTCGGGCGTGCGTCATTGACGCGGACCCGCAAATCAACGACGCACGACGCTTCGCACGACGCTTCCCTGGCTATGTGTACCTGTGCCGCTACCGACGGGGAGTCACAGGGAAGGAACTGCAAATCGCAGAGGAAGACGGCGGGGCCCCGATAGTCACGGTGGACCGGACGAACTGGCTCGACGCCTCAATGGGCCGGTTCCACTCCGATCGGGTTCACGTCCCTGCGGACACGTCGCACGAGTTCAAGGAGCACCTGAAGGCTCTTGTGCGGACATACGAGAAGGATGACCAAGGAAACTCCCGGGCCATCTATTTGAACACTGCCCCCGACCACTTCGCACACGCTTTCAACTACTCGGAGATCGCCCTTCCGTTTGCAGCCGGTGTAGTGACGGGCGGCGATGTAGAAGGCCAGGTTCTTTGATGGCGGCCACAAAAGAACGAAGAGCACACCTCGACAAACTGAAGACTCTGGAAACAGAGGGCACAAAAGTCTGCTCAGGGTGCGATATGGTCAAGCCATTGGAAGAGTTCCATAAGGCCAAGCAACGTAAAGACGTCTGTAGCCGATGCAAAGAGTGCAATTGCAAACGAGCCAGAGAACACAGCAAATCAGAAGCAGGCAGAGAAGCCCGACTGAAAAGACTCTATGGCTTGTCTTTGGATGCCTATTCCGCTTTGCTGGCATCGCAAGGCGGCAGGTGCAAAATATGCGGCTCAACAGAAGCAAAAGGGCGGTGGAAACAGTTTCATGTCGACCATTGCCACAAAGATGGGCACGTTCGTGGTATTTTGTGCAACCGCTGCAACACAATGCTAGGGATGATAGACGATGACCCCGCCGCTCTTCGAGCCGCTCTCAAATACTTAGAGGAAAACTGATGGCACGAGATAGCAAGTTCCTGACAGCCATACGCCACCCGGAATATCTAGAGGATGAGATGTACTGGTTTGACTGGCGAGATTGTTACAACGGCGGCCAGCGATTTGTGCGCAGGAATTTGAAGAAGTTTAGCGCCCGGGAGACCCCTGAAGATTTCAACACTCGCAAGTCCTTCACGCCGATCCCGAGTTACGCTAAGGCGGCCGTCAACGACATCCGCAACGCCATTTTCCAGAGACTTCGAGATGTCTCACGTAGAGACGGCAGCGAGAAATACATGCAGGCGTCGGCCGGGGAGATCGGCGGCGTCGACAACAAAGGTTCCTCAATGCAGTCGTTCCTCGGCATCGATGTCCTCACCGAGTTGCTCGTCATGGGCCGCGTCGGTGTGTATGTTGACATGCCAAGCCTTTCCGGGGCCCGGACGATGGCCGACGAAGGCGACACCCGCCCTTACTGCTACATGTACCACGTTGAAGACATCTTGTCGTGGGCAGTGGCCAAGCCGGAAGAGCCGGGCGACTTCACCGCTATCCTGCTTCGCGATCGCGGGATCGATTACAACCAAGGTTTCGCTCACGGCGCATACTTGCCAAGTGGTGGGTACAACCGATACCGCTTCATGTGGGTCGACCCACTCACTCGTATGGTCAAGATGAAGTTGTACAACGAGCAAGACAACATCATCGACCTGGAAGGCAATGTTATTGGCACGGGGCAGATCGCTGATGACTCAGTCGAGGTCAAGAACCAAGGCGGCCTGGATGATGAAGCCGGTGTCATCGATCTCGAACTGACGAGAATCCCTTTCACCATGCCAGGTATCGGCTCAAGCCTCCTGAAGGACGTATACAAGCATCAGGTCGCTTTGCTGAACCTCGGTTCGAGTGACGTGTCGTCTGCCCTGAAGGCAAACTTCGCGATCTACGTCGAGCAACGCGACACTCGCAACGTCGGCCACCACCTGAAGCAGACTGTCGATGACGACGGAACCTCGGTCACGTCGGACAATCACAAGCCAGGAGAAGAGGCTCGCACGGGCGTCTCGCATGGTCGTTTCTACGATCTGAAAGCCGACGCCCCGTCCTTTATTACCTCGCTGTCCAGAACAAGACAGGCCAGCGATCGATCTCGGCCGAAGCCATAAAGTTGTCAGACCAGGGACTAGAAGCCGGACTTTCATACATTGGACTCGTGTTGGAGAACGCGGAACGTCAGATCGCTCAGCACTGGGCCGCCTACGAGAGCAAAGATCCTGCGCAGCGCGAAATCGCCACGATCAAGTACCCGGATCGTTACAGCCTGAAGAACGACGAAGACCGCGTGAAAGAGGCCACCCAGTTGTCCGCCCTCATGTACACGGTCCCCGGCGACAAAGTCAAGAAGGAACTATCGAAGAACATCGTTACCGCTCTGTTGGCCGGCAAAGTCAACACCGCCACGATCGACAAGATTTTCGTCGAGATAGAAAACGCTAACTACACGACATCTGATCCCGACATTATCATGCGGGCGCACGAAAGTGGCTTGGTCGGCGGCGAGACGGCGTCCACCGCCCTCGGCTTTGATAATGAAGAGTGGGACAAGGCGAAGCAAGACCACATCGAGCGTATTCAAGCCATCGCTGAGGCTCAAGCATCGGACGAACCTGAAGGCACAGAAGAGGAAGGCACGGAAGGTGGCATGGCTGCCAGAGGAGTAAAGGACATTGACCCCGACCCAGAGTCAGGCAAGAAAGAGCGGGACGCCGCAAGCGACCCGACCCTGAAAGCCGACAAGAAGAAACCCACGCGAGGCGACGGCAAGAGCCTCAAGAAGGGAAGAAAGGAAGACTAGATGGTAGCCAGTTTCAAAGGCAAGGGCCCGGTCATCAAGAAAGGCGGAGCGAACAAGCCCGCCGGCCAACCTGTTCAACCTGTCTCCAAGGAAATCAAGTCAGCCGCTTCGGAAGCGAAGAAGAACGGTGGCTCGGCTCACCTCGGTAGTGGTATCGGCAACACGTAAGGATCGCACCCATGGCATACTACGGTACTCTTAGCGGAGCCAACGATTACTTCGACAACCGTCTCCACTCGGAGAGTTGGAGTGACAGCACTTCGTCAGACCGGCCCAAGGCGTTGCTCGAAGCGACTCGTATTATTGATTCGCTGAACTTCCGTGGTGTGAAGAACTCGGTGTGGTTGATCATGTACGAGGCGGACCCCGCCACCACCGGCAACTACACGAAGATCCTCGTGGGCCCGCCCAGCCGTCAAGCCCTCATTGATGCTGACGCAACACAAGAGTTAGAGTTCCCCCGGGGCCAGGATACCTTGGCACCCGGGGTGGTTGAGTGGGCGTGCTATGAGATAGCACTCGCACTTATCGAAGGCTTTGATCCGGAAGACGCCGTTGAAAAGGCGAACATCATTCAACAAGCATACAGCGCTGTACGAACCACTTACGCCGACGGCAGCGCCACAAGTGAGTACCTTGTATACGGTATTCCAACGGCCCGAGTGTGGCAATGGCTCAAGCCATACCTCGTACTCGACCACACTATCAAAACCAGCAGGGCTGACTGATATGCAAAAGACAATCCAAGCACCTTAATGAAAGGTGCTCAGTATTTAACCTCGCCTGCTACCTGCAACGGCCTGGTTTGAATTTCAGCAGGGAACTAACGAAAGGTGTTAGGAATTATGAGAATGTTCTTCAATCCTGTTTCCATTTTGTGTTTTGACGGCGGCGACGGCGGCGACGGCGGCGACGGCGGCACAGGCAACATCGACGGTGGCACCGGCAACGGCACCGGCAACGGCACCGGCAACGGAGACAGTGGCGGAGACCGCTCGTTCTCGCAAGCTGATCTGAACAAGATCCTTGCCGATGACAAGCGAAAGCACCAGGAGCGATACGCTCAGCTTGAGAACGAGCATCGCGAACTGTTGCAGAATCAAAGCCTCACCGAGGAAGAGCGAAATAAGCTGAATAGTCGAATCACCGACTTGCAGGCCGTTCAACGAACGAAGGAACAGCAGCTTGAGTTCGACCGCAAGAAAACTGAGGAAGCCCACACTACATCTCTCAAGGAAGCACATGACCGGGGTAACCATTGGGAGGCCTTGTACAAGAAGGAGACAGTGGCCCGGTCGCTCCAGGACGCTGCGTCCCTCGGTGACGCCTTCAATCCCGCGCAGATTGTTGCCTTGCTGAATCCGATGACCGAACTCAAAGATGCCGACGGCAAGCTGACCCCGATGGTCGACTTCCCCGATATTGACGAGAAGACCGGCGCACCCGTCCAGACCCTTTGCTCTCCGACCGACGCTGTGAAGCGTATGCGGCAGTTGCCAAAGGTGTGGGGCAACCTCTTCAAGAGCAACATCGTCAGCGGTGTTGGTGCCGGACAAGGCGAAGCCACTTCAGTCGATTCCGATTTCCAATCGATGGACGCCGAGACATATCGCAAGAATCGTGCTGCGATCATCAAACAGGTGTCGAGTCAATAATAGCGACTTAGCTGCCCAGCTTGGAAGTCCGCGCCTCCAAGTCACAGGGCCCACCGGGAAGACCGGGCTTGCTGCGCGTAGTACCAGGGGATGTGCAGCGTAACTACCTGGGAGTCAGTTTTACAACTTACTCAGACAGACAGACTAGGAGAGGTCATAATGAACCTTTACCCCCTTTGCTACGCGAACGACAATGACGCCCTGATTCCCGAACTGTGGGCAAACGAGTCCCTCGCAATCCTCGAAGAGAACATGGTGATGGCGAATCTCGTCCACCGGGATTTCTCGTCCCTGGTCGCCAGCTATGGCGACGTAGTCAACACCCGTCGGCCCAGCGAGTTCACGACTAAGCGTAAGGCTCAGGCCGACAGCGTAGTCAGCCAGGACGCCGCCAGCACGAACGTGCAGGTTCCTTTGAACCAGCATGTTTACGTGACGTTCACCATCAAGGACGAAGAGGCCAGCCTCTCGTTCAAGGAGTTGATCTCCTACTACATGGAGCCCGCCGCCATGCAAATGGCTCGTTCGGTGGATCGCATCCTGTGTGGTCAGGTGCATCGCTTCTTCGACAACGCCGCTGGCAAGCTGGCTGGCATGACGTCCTCCAACGCCAAGGATTGGATCTTGGAAGCTCGCGAGATCATGAACGTCAACAAGGCGTACCCGAATGGTCGCAACTTGGCCATCAGCCCGCAGGCTGAGACCGAGATGTTGAAGACCGAACTCTTCCTCGCTGCAAACCAGCGTGGAGACGGCGGAACGGCTCTCGAAGAGGCCCGACTGGGTAAAGTTCTCGGCTTTGATACCTTCATGGATCAAAACGTGAACTACCGCAGCCTCACGGACGCGGACACGGAAACGATGAACCATGCCACTGGTGCCGCCGCTGGTGCCACGGGCAACATCGCCATCACGGCGTCGAACGACATCACGGATGGTTGCTTCATCTGGTTCACGGGCGACCAACAGCCGCAGGTGGTCTCGGCCCATACGGGCACGGTCACTGGCGTCACCCTCGTCGACCCTTACAAGTACGCCGTTTCGGCCAACGCGGTCGGCTACGCTTTCAAGACCGCCGTCGCTGGTGCCACCTACGCAATTGGTTACGACAAGGGCGTCACGCTCAATACCATCACGTCCACCAAGCTGCCCGTTGTGGGTCAGTTGCTGGCCGCTGGTGTGAGTACGGCTCGCAGGACGTACACCATCATCGAGGTAGACGCGGTTAGCGCCACGTCTGTCATCGTGTGGTTGGATCGTCCTTTGGAAGTGGAAATCACTGCCGCCGACGAAGTGTTCCCCGGACCACATGGTTCGATGTGCATGGCGTTCCATCGGGACGCAGTCGCCCTCGTCAGCCGCCCGTTGGCCCTGCCCGCCACCTCTCTTGGCGTGCAAGCAGCCGTTGGCAGCTACAACGACTTGGCGATGCGAGTCGCGATGCAGTATGACATCTCCAGCCAGGGCACGATCGTGACCCTCGATATGCTGTGTGGTGTCGCTCTGCTCGACGCGAACCTGGGTTCGGTTCTCTACGCTTGAGCCCCACCGGCCA